GGCGTCCAGTATTCGAGGACCTCCACGAGGTCCTGCGTGCGATCGACGTTGCGCAGGTTCATCTCGCGCTCGGAGATCCCCGCGCCCTGCGTGGTGCCCGAGGGACGCTTGGCGTCCTTGAGCTTGTCCACGTTCTTGTAGTAGCCGAGCGCCTCCTTGCGCTTGCAGCTCTCGAAGCTCTCGAAGGTGCGGTCGATCAGGTACTCGGCCACGCTGGCGTCGGGAGCCTGCGAGGGCCAGAAGAAGTCCCGCACGTCTCGGACCTCGCAGCAGGGGTCGTCGCGCACGACCGTCTTCTCGGTGACCTCCTCGTGCGCGTAGACCGAGTCGAGGATCTCGCCGTAGGTGCCGACGATGTCCACCTGAGTGGGCGCGATCTTGGTCACGTCGCGCTCGTCGTGGTCCCAGTAGGACTTCATCACCGAGATGCCAGCGATCAGGTCCTGCTGCATGAAGGGCCGCTGCTTGGTAACGAAGAGGTCACGTTCGAGCGCGTAGTGCAGCGTGTCCTCCAGCACGTCGGAGCGTTGCATCCGCTCCTGCACGGCCTCGATCGGCTCCTCTGGTAGCGGCCTCGGCTTCACGTCGAAGACGGGGTGGGGCTCCAGCATCGTGGCGAGCATCCCTTCGCAGGTCTGCAGCACGTAGGGCGTGGTGATCGAGGAGTGCCAGTCGCCTTCCTCTACGTCCGTCTCCATCAACCCCCGGTAGGCGCGATAACGCTTCTCCACTTTCTGGATGAAGGCGTCGTGGTAGCGCCGCTCGCAGTCCTCGACGGCCTTGACGACCTTGTCGAGGGAGCTGTCGCGTTCCTCCTGGGTGTACGGATCACGCTCCTGGGCCACCGGCTCCCGCTCCCTGCAGCGCCCGCTGCAGCGACTTCATGTCGCCGGCCTGAGCTGACTGCGAGTTGCCCGCCTTGAGGTCGAGGATGACCTTGAGTGCTGTGGTCGCCTTCGCCTTGTCGGCGTCGTCGGGGTCGTTCTGGATGAAGTAGTGCAGCGCCGACTCGGCCGCGTCGAGCGCGTCCATCGTGGAGCCGAACTGGTCGCCACCGCCGCCCTGATCTGTGTCGCCGCCCGCGCCGGGTGCGCCGCCGGCCGCTTCATCGGCCATGCTCGGCACGTTGATCGAGGCCGGCCCGCCGCCGGGAGGCCCGCCACCGGCACCCCCGAGCGCCTGTTGTAGATCCAGCATGTTGCTCATGCGGCTCCTCTCGTCTGCCACGGATAGCGGTGCGTCTTGGCCTTGCGGCGGGGCGGCGTTACACGCTTGGTGTGGTGGCCGTACAGCCGGTACATCTCCAGCGCCAGCCCGCAGGCCATGACGCGGTCGTCGTTGCAGCCATCGGCGGCGGCGGGGCTGGGGAGCTGGTCGCGGCGGATGAAGGTGCGGCACTCCATCAGCAGCTCGCGCGGCATCCCCGGCAGCGTCTTCTCGCGGATCGCTTGCTCCAGCCCGTTGATGATCAGCGGCCGAGTCTTGTTGTTGATCGGGTAGCCGTAGTTCGCCATCAGGCGCATATCCGGCCTGTCCTGAATCGTGTGGCGATAGAGCTTCGGGTAGTGGGGGCGACCCCGGCGTCCGTCCCTGAGTGCGATCACCACCGGCTCTCCGTAGCCGCCACCCATCTCGACGGCCAGACGCGCAGTCCCGTACCAGCGTCCGAGGTAGTGGAGCTGCTCAGAGAACTCGTCTGCGTCGAGCTTGCCGTGGAACTCAGCCGCGATGGCCTGAGTCGCCAGATCGATCACGTAAGCACAGGAGTAGTCGAGCCCGCGTCCGGTCGCCACGTCCGCGCCGATCGCGTAGTCGTGCTCGGGATTGGGCTGCTGGTAGACCCTGATCCAGCCCTGCTCGGTCTTGTGCAGCTTGGCCCTGGAGCCCGTCTCGTTGGAGAAGAAGCGCGCCCGGTAGAGCGGCTCGGCCGTGTGCTCTAGGGCGTACCAGCCGAGGGCTTCGAGGTCGAACCAGCACTGCCCGGTGTTGATGAAGGCGTCGTCGGGCGAGCGGGGGAACTGCTCGGCACGATCGACGGGCGGCAGCGCCCGAGCATTCCTCTCGTACCAGCCTTCATCTCGGTCGGGATGCAGACTCCAAGGGAGGAACTGGACATCGATGCCGTAGTCCTCGGCATTGACATAGAGATGGTGGTAGAAGTTGCCCTCGCCGGTCTGCTCATTGGAGATCCCGTTTGCGGTCGAGATGACGATGATCTGCCCGCCATTGTCCGCCGTGGGGAAGGTCGACTTCCACGACTCGCGTGCGTACTCGTGGCGAGCAAACTCATCGAGGAGGACGATCGTGGCGGTCTCGCCGTGTCCCGCCCTCCTCGTTGAGGGCAGCCCGATCACCGAGGAAATGCGGCCGTCGGGAAAGGTCAGCTCCATCAGCGTCGAGGGTCTCGCGCCTCGCGCCGGCTTGGTGATCTGACTCCCGAACCGCAAGTGATCGGGCAGCGACTGGTACATGTCAAAGAGCCGGTTGACGACCTTGACCGCCTCGTCCTCGTTGATCGAGACGATCAGCGCCCTGGTGCCGGGGAGCGCGAGCAGCTTCCAGAGCGCGTAGCCGGTGCCCAGCCAGGTGATTCCGATCTGCCGCGCCTTGAGCACGAGCGAGAGCGGGTGCTCGATCCACTTGTCGAGCACGCCACGCTGCCAGTACCAGCCCTCCTGCGGGTCCTCCAACTCGAACGCGAAACGCTCCCCCGTCTTCGCGTCGATGCACTGGGTGTGTTGAAGGAGCCCCGCCGGATGACGAAGCGCCGCGCCGATCTGACCACGCCGCTTCGCGACCTCGGCCTTGAGCATCTCGATCTGCTCGGGCGTCGGCCCGACCGCCGTCGTGGACATACTCCTCCTGTGACGAAGCTGCTCGGCGTGCGGGACGCTGCCCGTCTACTGGGCGTCCACGAGAACACGATTCGCAACTGGGTGAAGAGCGGCATCCTGCGACCCACGGCCGTACTTGCTGGCAGCGGCTACAGCCGCTTTGCGCCAGAAGAGATCGAACGGGTACGCCGCAAGATGCGACCTAGCAGTTGATCGCCCACTCCCGGCCACGACCGACGCTGTGCATGTAGCCCGCCGCTAGCGACTGCGCGTAGGGACTCCAGATCGACATCCCCGCCCGCCCGTAGGGGGTCGAGGCGAAGGTGGACGTGAGGAACTGGTAGAGGCCGCTCGCCGTCGAGCTTCGGTTCTTGGCGTAGGGGTTGCCGCCCGACTCGTGACGGATGATGCACCAGGCCCTGGCCTCGCTGAAAGCCGGGTAGGTGATCGCCGCCAGCTTGACGCTCTCGGCCACCGAGGGGGAATGCCTGAGCGTCCGCACGAGGCTGGCGACGCGTTGACGTGACGCGTTCGCCTCACGACGAGCGATCACCGTCCGGTCCGCCCACCACTTGATCGGCTTACCCTGGTAAAGCTCTCGGGCAACAGGGGGCGTTGTCGCCGCCCCCTCGCTGTTTCTAACGTGAGCCGCCGCTAGTGCTGCGACGGCAAGGATGAGGATGACGAGTGCATAGCGCACTGATCCCTCCCTTGCTCGTTTACACTGCCGCCGGGGTGTCGTGCCCTGGCTGGCGTCCTAGGTAACTCAGCCTCAGCGGCACCCCGTCTCTTCGTAAGAACATCGCGCCAGAGCGCGGACTTCCTATCGACCCGCCTCGGTCGGCGTGTGGGTGAGAAGCTGACTCCTACGGCGAACCAACCCCGGATCGGGGCGGGTCACTCTCCGACCTTGACGCTGATCGAGAAGTGCGCGATCACGTCCTGGCCGGTCTGGTCGCCGCCGTCGTCCTTGTAGACGCTGATCTCGTCCACCCAGTCACCGGGCGGCCAGGTCAGGAAGTGGAAGCCGTCGTTGTCGTCCTTGGAGATGCCCACGTCGCCGTTCTCGGCGTTGACGGCCTAGATCACCACGGGGCCGACGTAGTCGCCGGTCTCCCAGTAAATCTCGACGCCCTCGCGCCCGACATTCACTCCACCTGTTCCAGCCATGCTG